GGTGATTGCTCTCGGTGGGCCACAGGAGGAACCATGAGCGGCAACGACAGGAAGTTCACGGGCGACTCGGTTGCGTCAACGCTGCTCGAAGACACCGCCCAACTCGTCGATTCTGACCGCGATACGCACGGTGACGCCGTTGAGAATCAAGAGCATATCGCCGACGGATGGACGTGGTATCTTCGCGGCATGGGTGTTCTCGACGAAGACCAGGAAGTCACCGGCGGCGATGTCGGCCGCATGATGGCTATCCTGAAGATGAGTCGCACATCCGTCGGTGACTACGACGTCGACCACGATCGGGACATGGCTGGGTACGCCGGTATCGCAGCCGCGTGCGAGTTTTTCCGTGGGAACGTGCTGGAAGATGACCTCACAGTCTCTGACTACGGAGACCACGAATGACGCAGCCACCGACCATCTACCTCGCTGGACCAGTCATGGACACGGATGACGGCGGTGCCGAGTGGCGTCGTGACGTCGTCACGCAGTACGGCGAACAGTACGAGTTCCGTAATCCACTGTCGAAGTACAACGTCCCGGCGTCGGACGTCGTCGTTGTGGGCGGTCCGGCCCCCCGCCCGGATGAAGTTTCCGTGTCCGAACTCGTCACCACTGATAAACGGTTGATCGATGAGAGCGATGCGGTGCTCGTCGGCTATTCGAAGCGGCGGTCTGTCGGAACTCCGATGGAAGTCATGTGGGCGTACGAGCGCGACTACCCGGTCGCACTCTGGATACGAGACGACACCGCCATTAGCGATCTGTCGCCATGGTACCGACACCACGCATCCACGATCACGAACTCGATAGAGTTGGCGCTCGGACACATCGATCGTGAGGTGAGTGGTGATGAGTGAAGACGTCCGCGAGCACGTTGACCGCGCGCTCGAGCAGGCCGTCGTCTCGAACGCCGACCTCGACGAGGTCGAACAGATTCTCGAGGACGGACTCGAGCGCGTCGAGCAGCTCCGCGCCATCAGAGGTGAGTCATGAGCTCGCGTCGATCACTACGCAACAGCGCGGACAGCGCCGACGGCGACGACGCGCCGACGCCAGCAGAGATCCTCGAGTCAGCGCGCGAGCACGGCCCAAACAGCGACACAGAGACCGGCTCGAACGCCGACGCATCGACCGAACGCGGTCGTCAGATCTGTGTTGCGTTCGTCAACGAGTATCTTGACACGGTCGGCGACGAGCGGATCGTCTCCTCAAAACAGATCCGTGCCAGCCTCTCGCTCGACGAGCCAGTGCGTCCACAGGTGATCGGCAAGGCACTCGGATCGAGGATGGCAGGGAACACGCCAGACGACTTCCTGAACTGCGTTGAAATCGACACTTGGGCGGACTCACACCCGACAAAGTGGGTCCTGACGCGCGTGTCCGACGAGGACCCCGGCAGTGTTATCGACTACACACAGGTCCCGAGCTCGCCGCGACATAAGATCGATTTTGTTCGCGAAATAGAATCCGCGACCGGCATCGACCCGTCGGGGCGTTCGATTCGAAAGAAGAGCCGCAACGTCCCGCGAGTGAGAATCGACATCGCGTGGATGCGCGACGTGCTCAAGGCGACGATCGAGAAGAAGCTCGGCGTTGATATCGTCGCTGAGATCCGCGAGTGTTCGAAACAGGAGTGTCTGATGACGCTTGCGAGGATCCTCGACACCGAGATAACAGGATCACATACACACATGTCAAAAGCAACGCTCAGAGGGCTCTACCAGTATCACGTCCGCGACTGCGACCCGAGTGAGGTGGAGCTGTGAGCTTCGCAACAGCGTTCGCGTCGAAGTGGCTTCTCCTGCTCGTGGTCGTGACGCTCGGGTATCTGCTCGCAGTGGGGGTGTCACCGTGAGCATCGACCCCGTTGAGCGCGTCTCACCGCACTGCGCCGCGCGGATGATCGACCGGACGGACACCGAGATCGCCTCGGCAGCGCAGGCGTTCGAACGCGGTGTCGACGTCGAGATCCCTCCGAGCGCGCCCGTGCCGAGCCACGACCAAGCCGTCTTCGATGAGCTCTGTGATGTTGTCGTCTTCCGGCGCGATCGGGAGCTCACGACTGTCTACGGCCTCGCGCCGCTCCATCTGACGAACATCCACGGGATCGCAGTCGCCGCGGCCGTCGACCGGCAGTGTGGGACGGAGTACTGCTCGCAGATTGACCCACGACAACTTGAGGAGGCACGATGAGTTCGACGCCCGCTAACGACAGCACCGAGCTGAGCGCGGACGACGCGCCGATTGAGGTGATTCGCGATCTCGAGGCGGAGCTTCAGCGACTCGCCGCGACGGACCTACCGATCGCACCGCACGCGCAGAACGCACTCGACCGCCTCGAGGAGGCTGAAGCCGATGCCTGAGTCACTCGTCGTCGACCATCAGATGCTTGACCGGCGCTGTGATCCGCCTGTTGACCGCCCGGAGGTCCTCAGCGACCTGCGGGTCGTCAGTCTCAACGCCGGACTCAAACATCGCCTCGTCGACTTCCTCGACGCGCTCGGCGGCCTCGGGCGAGAGCGCCTGGTGGCACCAGACGCACCAGTCCTTATCGCGCGGCGTCTCCCGGTCACAGCGCGGGCACGTGAGCGGTGCGTGGTCGTCGCCGTCAGGGTCTTCCTCGACGTCGCGGCCATGCATCGACGCGTAGGCGCGCTCATTCGATTCCTCGCCGAACCGTGCCATGTAGCGCTGAGTCGCCTCGGAGCCACGCTTCCGGCCTTGCCGGTCCTCGATACGCGACTGGCTCATGCCCTGGAGGACGAGCCACCGTGTGTTCGACCGGCGGAAGTTGGTCGGCGTGACGTCCTTCGAGAGGTCAATCCGCTTCGCCGGCTCTTTGAAGTTGCTCAGGTAGCTGGTGTAGCTCTGCGCCTTGGGCGTCGAGAGGTGCGACCACAGCGGTGCGTCGGGGTCGTCGCCGGCAGGATGGTCGGTCAGCCACTGGTTGATGTACGGAACGGAGACGACCAGGTGGACGACGCGCTCACCCTCCTTGCCGTTGACGTGGACAGCGAGCGAGTGTTCGCCGTCGACGATGTCGCCGATGGTGAGCGACTGGAGCTCACCGCCGCGGAGACCTGCCTCGAACTGGAGCATGATACACGCTGCGTCCCGAGTGTTCCGGCAGGCGTCGACCATCGGCTTGACGTCCTCCTCGAACAGGAGAAGATCACGTTCACTCGGGGTCGGGTCGTAGGTGCTCGAGGTGCCAGTCGGGATCCACGCGACGCTCTCAGGCGACTCGTCGAGACGCCGGACGCGCTTCGCGAAGACGCGGATGGCGGACCGATAGTCTCTGTTGGTCTCCTCGTTGTCGTACTCCCGGTTGATCCAGCGGACGACAGCCTCGGCGGCGTCGCGATCGTGTGCGGCCGCGGCGAGTTGCTCGGTCGCTTCGGCCATCCGCGTACAGTGCCGGAGGAGCTTGAGGTGCCGGTAGTCGGAGTACTCACTCTTCATCAGGTCCAGTTGGTCCGAGAAAGTGAGCAGCGCCTCAGCGTCTTCGTCAGTAATGTCGCGTTCACGCTCGCGAATCCGCTTGCGAAGGGACGTGACCGCTTTGCGGGGATCCCGGGTGGCCATACACGCCGGTGGACCGCAGGGATTGTAAACATAATTCCCACATCTCTGCCCTGGCTCTATCAAGTTTCTGAACAATCCCACGCGGAAACGCCACCCGGTGGGGTTGTGCTTCCTGTCGAGAGTCAGGTAGGAGCACCTAATACTGGTGCGGAGGTGGGTGCGTGAGCGATCTCTCGCCCCGCGAGCGGTTGCTCCAAAAGACTAGAGCCACCGCTCGCGAACGGTTCTGGGACGCTCACGATCGTGAGACATACACGTGCCCCATCTGTGGTGGTGATGGACCGTTTGATGTCCACCACCGAGACGGTGATGCGTTCAATAATCATTCTATAAACCTTATAGGAGTTTGTAGAACCTGCCACACTGCCGAACACCGGCGTCGAGCCCGGCACGATCGCGTCGCAGAGTGGAAGGATCGTGTGAAAGAACTGGGGGTGACGGCCTGATGTCAGCCGTCTGCGCCGCCGAGGTTCGTACAGCGATCAAAGAGATCGTCCGACGGTCGGACAGCGTCATCACTCGCGGAGAGCTCCTCAAGAGCGCCACGCTTGAGCTTGACGTTGAGCGCGACCGGATTGTTGAGCAGCTGGACACGCTTGACCGGCGCGGCGAAGTGTATCACGTCGGCGACGGCGACGACGCGGAGGTGCGGGTGCCATGACAGTTATCGACCGCGACGAGCCCTGCCGTCGGTGTGGGGCTGTCGCTGGACGTGAGCTCGTCGATGGCGCTATCGAGTGTGTCACCTGTGGTCACGTTGAGCCAGATCCGTTTGTCATCGCTAAGCGGTCGCTGGAGGTGCGTTCGCGATGAGTGACGCCTCAGAGGCGCTTGATCATGCTGCCTTCCGCCAGCTCGTGTTCGGGCTCGCGTCTGGAGAGGCCGAGGACTACGACACCATCGTCGAGGCTGTCCGCGAGATCGTCGCGGAGAACCAGCGGCTTCGCGAAGAGGTCGCAGAGCTTCAGGAACTCGTTGACCCTGACCCTGGAGCGACCGAGTACCAGCAGCTGACGAAGCCGCAGAAGGTCAGTCGCGTTCGGTCGGCGCTCGTTGAGGAGGCCGAGAAGCGCGGCGGTCGCGCCGCCCTCCACTATGACGACGTCAAGTGGCTCTTCGACGGCCACCCGTCGGCCGGTCACTGCTACGACCTGATGGAGCGTGCCGCCGAGTTGGACGGCTTCGCGTACGACCGGCCGAGCGGTGATGGCGGTCAGAAGCGAGTTCGAGTGAATCTGAACGGTGTGAACGATCTCGACCGCTTTCACGCCGTGAATAACGGATCCATTGAGGAGGGTCGCTGAGATGCCACGCTATCACTCTACTATCCCACCACCGTTGTTTTAGACTCTACTTACGTTGTAGTGTAGTTTGTAAGTAACAAAGCGTTAGCGACGGGTCCGACGAGAGTGGAACGGAGTGGAACGGGTCGGAGACGGCTGAAGGCGGCCGAACCCGTTATTCACGCCGTGAAAGCACCCTCGTCTCGCGCCGGTCGCTGACACTGCGATCACACGACAGATGCCATACACACACGACGCGGACGAGAGGAACAGTGCGGACGCACATCGGGGTAGCGATCACGTCGGGAGGGGCGCGCCATGACGGACGCGCTCACTGCGGCAGAGATCCGCGATCGAGTCTGGAAAGAGGGAAACGATGCCCTCGAGGAGACGGTCCTGTTGAAGCGGTCGACCAGTGGGACACGTCACGTCTATCATGACGCTGAGGAGGGGTGCCTTGACCCGATGCGCTGCGAGTACCGTGCTGGCCCCGAGAAGCTGTCCCGTCGCGAGGCGCGCACCCGGGGGCTCGCGCCGTGCGCGCAATGTCTCGTGTCTCCAGACTCGTCGCCAGACCACAACTACGAGCCACAACAGATCGCGAGCTACTACGACCCGTCGCGACACGAGACGTTCGGCGAGGCAGCTGCGGAGTATCGCAAGCGCGAGGAGGCCGACTGATGCCGTCAACAGCACAACACAACGAGCAGGCCATCGAGACAGTTGACCCGTCGCCCGAACTCTCGGCTGAGCACGGCGAGAACCCGGCGCGATTCCTGGCTGCTGACATCTCTCCTGATCATGGCGACGGAACGACCGGCAAGCTGATGTTCGCTCGGATCCGCGGCATTGAGACAATCGCACTCGTTCGCTATTGGGTGGCGATGGAGCGCCGGATCGCGGCGATTGAGGGGCGCGATCCACGGGAACCAGTACTCCAAGCGCTCGCGAAGCGCGAGCGACATCTTGAGGAGCACGGCGAGGGCCTCGCGCAGGCGGGGCTCACAGCCGCAGAGCGTCGCGAGCGCGCCGCCGAGCGTGACGCCGAGTCCGTCGCGGTGCTCCTCAACGAGGATGGCGAGGAGGTCTCGTGGAGCAGACAGGAGGGCGCGACCGTGAGGACGAGTCAATGACGCAGTTCAAACATAAGATCCACAAGGACAGCAGCGACGAGTACGGCACGCCGCCGTCGTTCATCCGCCCGATCGCCGAGGCGCTCGGCGGGTTCGACCTCGACCCCGCAAGCGGCGCGGAGACAGCACCACACGCGTCGACGCGATACACCGAGGAGGACGACGGGCTTACCTCCGAGTGGTTCGGGACGGTGTGGCTGAACCCGCCGTTCTCGGAGAAAGAGCGCTGGCTACGCCGCGCTCGCGCCGAGGTGGCGGATGGGAACGTGGAAACCGCCGTCGTGCTGCTCCCGGTCGACACCTCGACGAGCCTCTTTCACGATCTCGTCGTCGACGCGGACCTCATCTGGTTCAAGAACGGTCGGCTGGTGTTCGACGGCGGCGACCGGAACCCGAGCTTCGGAATCCTGCTCGCGGTCTACGGCCACGTTCCTGATGAGCTGTGCGAGACGCTTGACCGAAAGGGAACCGTGTTTCGTCCTGGTGAGCGCTTCCAGCGGACGGAGCAGTCAACCCTCTCTGTTCCGGCAGGTGGGCCAACCGATGAGTGACATGCTCGACCCCGACGGCGACCCGGTCGATGGGTGTCGGTGTTCGGCCTGCCGGCGTCGGCGCGGCGAGGATGTCTCGATCCTATGGGAGGGCGGTCGATCATGAGTCTCTCGAAAATCATCTATCGCGCGGAGCGAGCAAAGACGAGCACCGACGCGAAAGAGATCCGAATCCTCCGCGACGTTGAGGGCCCACATGCGGAACTCCGGCCCGAACCACCACAACACGTTGAAACTCTCACGGAAGACCAGGCGCGGCGCCTCCGCGACGAACTGTCGGCGGTGATCGATTCGTGAATCCGACAGCACTCTGGGCGCACACTGGCGCGGTCGCGACGCTGACGGTCGGGTTGGCGCAACTAAACGATGAGCTGATCATGGTCGGCCTCGCGACAGCGGCACTCGCGGCCGTCCTCGAGTGGCGAACGAACGGAGCTGCCGAGAAAGGTTCCCGATGACTGAGTCGTGTCCGACGTGCGAGACGGACTTGCTCGTCGCCGGCGCACAGACGCCGTACTACCGCTGGAAGTGCCATGGCTGTAACAACCGCTGGGGCGACGTTGCCGTTGAGCCGATCGCCTACGACGCTGTCGACCGGTGGTTCGAGCCGCGATCGCCACAGGGCGTTCGACTCCACACCGACCGCGATTGCCCGACAAGCACGGCGTTTCTGGTTCACACGCCGACAGCGGCGCAGGAGCGCCACCATGGTCGGTGTCAGTTGTGTGGCCACGAGGTGGTCGACTCGTGAGCGAACGCTACCCTGACGAGCTCGTCGAGGCAGTAGCCAAGAAGTGGCGCATCCCTGAATCGGAGGCGCGACGACTCCTTGCGACGAGCGACATGGAGGTCAGCCGGTGAGTGACGCTATCGCACTCGCGGACCTCCCCCGACCGACGCGCGAGCGACTGGGTGACCTCCCGCCGACAGCAACCGTCGTCTACCTTCATCTCCGCAACGAGGGCGGGCCGCGGACGCTCAGACAGATCGCCTACGAGACGGCGCGTCCACGGAAGTCAGTCCACCGCGCGCTCCGGACGCTTCACGACGCAGGGCTCGTCTCGTGCTCGCCGCGCCACACCGACCCGCCGGCCTCAGAATGGACAATCCCCGGGATGTCAGAATGACACAGGACGGCCGATATAAGCGTTTGGCCAAGCAACAGTCGGGTGACGACACACTACAGTCGGTCGTTTGGTCCGTCGTTCACAGCGGCGGGCCTTCTTAGCGGTTCGTCCACTTTCCATGTCCGCAACTACACACCAGTCAGAGACGTACACGTGTCAGCACTGCGACGGACCGCGCGAACAGGCCACGAGCGTCGGTGGGAGCTTCTGCTCGGAACGCTGCCTCTACCGACACCGTGGTGAGAAGGCACTCCGCCAGATCGTCTCCGACCACCGTTGGTGCGCCACGTGCTTCCGGCAGATCAAGACCACCTACCGCCCGCCCGAGAGTGAACTCCGCTCGATGGACGTCCCGCGGCACATCCGGGACGTGTTCATCGGCTTCCAAGAGCGAACGGAACACTCCACCGAGGGCGTCGACATCGACGAGCGGACTGACGGGAGCAGCCGCCGAATCGAGTACACGCGGACCTCGTGTTCGTGTGGCGCTGTCGACCCGTGTGACCGGCACGAGGTCCTCCGACACCTCGACCCGGCCGAGACGATTCAGTCGCTGTGGCACTGCCTCAATAGCCTCGAGCGTGACGGCACGCTACAGCGGCGCCCTGACAAAGGGGTGTACTTAGAGGCGCTTCGCGAGTCGAACCGCGACTGGATCTATGCCATTGGCCGCGCACTGTACGCAGAGTAATCGAAGATGAGTATCTCGCCAGACAGTCAAGTTGAGTTCACGTTCGGCGACCGGCACCTCATCGGCCGAGCCGTCGGCTACGAGGCCGCCGGCGACATTGCGGGGCCAGATGGCTACCTCCTCGTCGACGTCGATGGATTGCGGTATCGTGTCCGCGAGTCAGAGGCAGACCGGCCGCAGTAGCTCCGATTTTCATGGATTATTCAGCGTACGACCTGACCGACCGACAAGCGGAGGTGCTCGAGGAGCTCCCGGCGCGCACGACCGAGATCGCGACGGCACTCGATATCGCGCCGACAACGGTCGAGGATCATCGCAACTACATCAAGGAGAAGGGCGTCCCGCTGGCGTACGATTCGGAGACAAAACAGTGGTACGTTGAGGGCGACCACGACCTCGGTGAAGACGAGTCCACTCCAGAGGAGACAGATACCGACGCGACTGCCTCTGAGGGCGCCGACTCTGAGCCGACGGTCCCAGACCTCTCGGACACGCCGGTCGCCGACGTTGACCCAGACCCCTCGGACCTCACCGACGACGAGCGTGTCATCGCTCGCGAGCTCCAGACTGGCGTCGACGACATCGACACGCTCGCCGACCGACTTGACGACCGACCAGGCGTCATCACGCAGCGACTCCGAGACCTTCGCGAACGCGGCTGGCAGGTCTACATTGACGAGTCCGCCGACCACGTCGCTATCGAGGGCGACTCGACGCTCCGCTCGAGCGAGCACATCGGCACCCGAACACGGAAGGCCAACCGCTGGTGGGAGCAACGACATAACGAACTGGTCCGCGAGTACAAGGGTCTCAACGATGTGCCGTCGACGACGCGGTACGACACACACCCCGACAACGAGGACTGGGTACTCCACCTGACGGACGTCCACGCCGGCGACTTCGTCCGGCAAGACGACGGCACCGTCGTGTACGAGCCCGATATCATCCCGGACGTCATCGACTACGCAACACGCCGGTCGCTTCACCTCGCCGACGTCCACGACGCCACGTACGACACAGCGTACGTGCTGCTCGGTGGCGATCTCGTCACCGGCGAAGGTGTGTACGAGGGGCAGCTCGCGAACGGCGACGTCCAGGCGTTCATGGACGAGCAGATCGACCTCCTCCACGACCCGCTCCTGCGACTGGTCGACGCGTACGCCGAGCGCTTCGAGGAGGTCGTCATCGTCTGCCAGATCGGCAACCACGGCGACATCCGAGCAGACGGGACGAGCAAGCAGGCGAACGCCGACCTGATCACGTACAAGAACCTCCGGAACACGATCGCCGCGCTCCGACGCCGACACGACGAATTCGCGAACGTCGCGATGAAGATCGGCGAGGCGCGCGCCTATCGGAACTTCGAGCTCCGTGGCGGGAAGCTCACTGGCCACCTCCGACACGGGCAGGATCGTGACCCACAAGCGTCGACATCGGCGCGTCTCAAGGAGTGGCTCTCGACGCTGATGGACCACGAGTTCGACCTCGCGTACATCGGTCACCACCACGTCTCCGGGATGATCCCCTGGGACGGCCCGCCGATCGTGACGACCGGCAGTCCAAAGCCGAGCGGGGAGTTCGTCGAGCGGCTCGGCGTCGGCGTGCCCTCGCGCTTCCAGTCGATTGCGTCCTGTCATGGCGTGAGCGACGCTGGGATGACCGGCTTCTACCCGATCGACGACCGCGCCTTCGAGTCTACATGAGACACCAGAACCCCACTGCCAGCCACCAGTTCGACGCCGACGACGTCTCCGTCGTCACGACTGAAGGGAAGGCGAGTCCGCTCGCGTTTTACGACCCGTCGAGCAGACAGGCGTGGCTCTCGATGGACGACCCGCTTGACCTTCGCGAGTACCGCTGACCACTCATGTCTTCTAATCCACCCATCCCGTCGCGATACCGGCCGAACCGATGCTCAGAGTGCGGGCTCCGACTTGACGCTGAGCGACCATGTGACTGCCAGCCCCTGATGGATGCCTCATGACGACGCAACACTCTCGGCCGTGGTACTGTCGCGATGCGGCCATCGACGAACACCGGGCCGCTATCGAGAGCGGCAAAGACACCTCCACGCCTAAGATGAAGAGCACACTCGTCGCGGCCCGCTCACTCCTTGTCAACGCCGGGATCATCGGGCTCGGCGCGTACGGCTTGTCGCTCGGTGGCGACCCGACGTTCACGACGGCGTTCATCGTGGCAATCCTCGGCGCGTAC